AAGCTTGGGTACGCTTCTCAACGATGACGGGGGGGCCAATGGTTAAGTAAGGGGTTATCGAAACACCTTCACGCACTACAACTGTTCCATCTTCTTGATGCTCGTACAGACGACGCAGCGCACCAGAGGCGGCCCCAATCCCAACGACGGCAACAGTCACGCCCGCATTGTGGCTGGCGAGATTCGCCCACTTGAATGAGGTGTACGCAAAGAGAATGTCGCAGCCCGCCTCGTAGACGACCGGCCAAAGGATAGGAACTGACTGACCTTGGCAGATAGAGTTCGTGCTCACGAAGGCGCTAACACCGCCCGCGCGACGGATGTAATCCGCCGCCTTGATGAACCACCCACTCACATAGTCCAAGAAGCCAGGCGAACCCGTGCGACCGCTGACGATATTACGGATATCAGCCTTTTGCTCTGTACTCTGCCAAGTGTTGCCCAGGTAGGGAGGATTACCGCAGATGTACGTCTCCCCCCCCTCGTTCTCGAAGTCGATCTCTGCCTGATCAAGCGGGGAATCGAACAAGTCATCGGCCTGCACCTTCACGCCGGTACCGGTCGGGGGGCATATTCTCAACCAGTCGAGCCGCAGCGCGTTGCCGCACGTGATCCAGTTCTCGTTGCGCAGGGGCAGAAATTCGGCCAAGGCCAGCTTCTGCCCCCGGTACAGCACGTCGCACTGATACTCGGCGATGACCAGCGCAAGGCGGGCGATCTCCGCCGGGAAATCGCGTAGCTCAATCCCGCGAAAGTTAGTGACCGGGATTTCTGATGCGCGATCCGGCTCGCCGCGCCGCCGGTTGATCTCGGCCTCGATGGCGCGCATTTCCTTGTAGGCGATAACCAGGAAATTGCCCGAACCGCAGGCCGGGTCGAAAACCCTGATCTTGGAGATACGCTTGCGCAGGTTAAGCAACATGCGGGCGTTATCGCCTGCCTCCTCCAGCTTCGTCCGCAAGTCGTCGAGAAAAAGCGGGCTGAGCACCTTCAAGATATTGGGGACACTCGTGTAGTGCATCCCCAACTCGCCGCGTTCTTCGTCGTCGGCGACGGCCTGGATCATCGAGCCGAAGATATCCGGGTTGATCTTGGTCCAGTCCAACCCGCCTACGTGCAACAGGTAAGACCTGGCGATCTTGCTGAACCGTGGTACTTGATCGCTACCAGCGAACAACTGCCCGTTGACGTATGGAAAATCCTCGGCCCATCGGGGAATCTTAGCGGCGGCCCGGTCCTCGCGCTTAGTATTCATGGCACGGAAGAGCGTGGCGATTACCTCGTGCGTGTTGGTCGAGTCCTTGGCGCTCATCTGCGCGACGGTTTCCGTGAAGCGGCCCTTGCCGACGAAGATGTCGGTATCCTCAGCGAAGAAGCAGAAGATAAGCCGCGCCATGAAGTGGTTCATGTCATGGCGGCGCTCCGACATTCCCCATTCCGGATTGTCTTTCAGCAGTTCAACGTACAGGCGATTCAACCGGCTGGTGGCCCGAATGTCAAAGGCATTTTCACTAATCTGGCGGACGGTGCTGATGCCCGCCAGTGGGAGGAAGAAGCCGAAATGGTCCGGGAAATCCTTAAAGGCGCAGGCAACTGTCTCGCCGCTGACTAGGTCTTCGGCCTCGAAGTCCACTCCATCGGTGGCAAGCACGAACTTGGCCTTGCCCTTGACGGTAGCCGGGCTATCCTTGAGGGCCTTGAGCGTCGTTGTGACTTGGCCCGTATTGCAGGTCAGAATGTGGATGTTGCTAGTCTGTAGAACTCCGCCCGAGTCGGACTTATTCGATGCACCAGCGCGCAGGCGCTTGATGGTAGTCGCCTTGTTGCCGAAAGCTTCAAGAAAGGCATAGGGGAACTCTGCGGGATCAAAGGGTTTCTCCGCAAGGTCTGTGATGGCTTGTTCGATCTCTACTGCGTTCATGCGCGTCTTGCCTGTGTAATTTTGCTCACGTCCAATTTTGTGGCACACCCACCGGGACAGCGCTGCGGTGGGGGCCACATTGTAAATGCTTGGCCGCGAGAATTTGTAGCGTCATGCGATTTAACAGGTTCAAGATGGTCAAATCAAATATCCAGTACTCCCCCCAATTCGTCACGCATCCAGCCTCTACGTACCCATCTTCTGAATCGCAAAAAATTGCGATCCTGACAACCATTAATCACGGAAAAATTGATAGTGATTCTATCAGCTTGAACATCTCCAATAAGGCAGCAGATCAACACAAAAAAACATGCCGATCCTCCCCCCCTATCAAGTTGTAGATTTTTTTGATCACATATTACTCCTGAGAATCGAGCCCCTATCGCTCGCCCTCGCCTGTCTCCGTAATAGGCATTTCACACTCAGGAGTTTTTTCATGCCTTCCACTCTCTCTTGCCCTCGCTGCAAATCCCCCAACATCACCACCCGCAACTACGCCCGTAAAGCCGGCAGCGCCATTGGTGCGGCTGCCGGTGCCGCCGGTAGCGCTGCGGCCATGATGGGCGGCGCTGAAGCTGGTGCTACGTTGGGCATGTCTGCTGGCCCGGTCGGCGCTGTCGTCGGTGGCTTGGCTGGCGCGTTGATGGGTGCGCTATTCGGTGGCGCTGCCGGTAGTGTTGCCGGTGCCACTGCCGGCGAAGCCATCGACAACAACGTGCTCAATAACCACGAGTGTCCGGACTGCGGCCATACCTTCAGCAAGTCGTAGTTTTCTCCCGTTTATCCGTTTCTTCCATGCGAATGCCTACAGCCCTTTGGGCTGTAGGCATTTTTGCTGTCTGTGTATTCCTGCTGCGCTATCTATTACCCCCCACCAATAAGGAGTTCTCCATGCATCTCGTTCACTCTATGGCCTATGTCAACGAAACACCCTGGCACGGCCTTGGCAATCAACTCGCCCCACATCAACCGCTCGACGTTTGGGCAAAGCAAGCCGGCATGGACTGGCGTATCGAATCGTCGGAAGTGCACTTTGTGTCCGGCAGCGCTGGTGCCTCTCTTGGTTCCATTCACGCCTTTCCCGATCAGAAGGTGCTGTATCGCTCGGATACCAAGGCACCGCTTTCCGTGGTGTCATCCCGTTATCAGGTGGTGCAGCCTGAATCCATTCTGGAGTTTTACCGCGACCTCACGGAAGTCGGCGGCTTCGAGCTGGAGACGGCGGGTGTATTGAAGGAAGGCCGCAAGTTCTGGGCCTTGGCACGTACCGGTCAGAACACCACGCTCAAGGGACGGGATCGCGTTAATGGCTACTTGTTGTTGGCGACTGCTTGTGACGGCACGCTGGCCACCACTGCGCAATTTACATCGGTGCGCGTAGTGTGCAATAACACGCTGGCCATTGCGCTGGGCGATGGTGCCGGAGCTATCAAGGTTCCGCATCGCAGCCAGTTTGATCCGCAGGCCGTCAAACGTCAGCTTGGCATTGCGATTTCATCCTGGGATGGCTTTATGGCACGCATGAAGGCGCTCTCGGAATGCAAGGTCAAAGACGATGCCGTTGAATCGTTCTTGCGCCGTGTGTTGACCTATTCCGTGGCGGCTTCGCCTGATGGACATTCCGCCGTCAATGACCGTGCGCTCAAAGCCGTGCATGAGCTGTATCTCGGTCGCGGCAAAGGCGCTGATCTAGCCTCGGCTTCCGGTACGGCATGGGGTCTGGTCAACAGCGTGACGGAATACGTTGACCACCATCGCCGTGCGCGCAGTGCCGATCATCGCGTGGATGCGGCATGGTTCGGGCAAGGTGCTTCCATCAAGCAGAAGGCCTGGGAGGAGGCGTTGAAACTTGTTGCGTGAATCCTGCCGCTATTTCTACGTTCCTTATTTTCAACCTCATACAGACCCGGCAGCGCAAATGCGCTGACCGGGTTTTGTGCTTTATGGAGAATTGAAATGCCTCTACCACAACCGAAACAACGCCTTACTGCACCCGCCGCCCTGCGTCTGGTCGATACGCGCACCATCGAACGTGCAGACTGGCTGGAAATCCGCAAGACCGGCATCGGTGGTTCTGACGCCGCTGCTGCCGTTGGCCTGTCCCCCTACAAATCTTCGCTGGAATTGTGGATGGAAAAAACCGGTCGTGACGCCGATCTGCCGAAACCCGACCCCAACGACACAACGGCACCGGTGTTCTGGGGGACGTTGCTGGAGCCCATTGTCGCCGCTGCCTACACCCAGCAGACCGGACGCAAGGTGCGCAAGGTCAATGCCGTGCTTCAGCATCCGACCGTGCCCTTCATGCTGGCTAATCTTGATCGGGAAGTGGTTGGTTGTGCCGACGTACAGATTTTGGAATGCAAGACGGCCGGAGAGTTTGGTGCCCGGCTCTGGCAAGACGGCGTACCGGACTATGTGCAATTGCAGGTACAGCATCAGCTTGCCGTCACCGGCAAACAAGCGGCGGATGTGGCTGTTCTGCTGTGCGGTCAGAAGCTGGACATTCACCGGATACAGCGTGACGAGGAATTGATCTCGCGTCTGATCCACCTTGAGGCGCAGTTCTGGCAATACGTCACCAGCGATACACCACCGCCTGCCGATGGCTCTGAATCGTCGGATCGTGCCTTGCGTTGTCTGTATCCCGGCAATTCCACGGCGGTGGATTTCAGTGAGGATCGACGCTTGTCGGCAGCCTTTGCGGATTTGGTGTTATTGCGGGCGGACATCAAAACCAAGGAAACACTGGCCGAACAACTCAAGCAAACATTGCAGCAGGCCATGGGCGATGCTTCATCTGCCCAGCTTGAAACCGGCAGGATCACCTACAAGCGCAGCAAAGACAGCATCAGCATCGACCTCGACAGGCTGCTCGCGGATCACCCCGATCTCGCCCAGCAGTACGCCATCACCAGGCCGGGTTCACGGCGTTTCCGCATCTGCGACTAATTCTCCTCTTCTATTATCTACAGGAGCATTTATGCTGAAAGGACTTGCCATCACGCCGCCCGTTGTCGGGCGCATTTCCATTGGCCGTGTTATTGAACGCAACGGCAAACGACTCCCTGAAAAGGACGATCAATTCACCCTCACCACACAAATTCAAAGCCACGATGGCTGGATGCTGCATCCACTGGATGAAACGATGCGCAAGGCTGCCAGCAACGGCAAATTGCGCGCCATTCCTGTCCGGGTCATGTTCAATGATCCTGATCTGAACCTGCGGGCGGAGTATTCAGCGTTCGATAAAGAAACGGGACGGCCGGTGTGTGTCGGCAATGGCGATACCTGCCGCCGTGCCGTCAATAACGGTATTGAAACATTACCCTGTCCATCGCCGGATGCCTGCGCATTCGGTGCAAAGCTCTGCAAGCCTTATGCCCGGCTGAATGTGATCATTGGTGAAGATGATGAACTGGGCAGCTTCATCTTCAGAACGACTTCCTTCAACTCCATTCGCACGCTGGCTGCGCGGCTGAATTACTACCATGCCGTATCTGGTGGCTTGCTGGCGACAATGCCTCTGGAATTGAAACTGCGCGGCAAGTCCACCACGCAAAGCTATCGCACGGCAATCTACTACGTCGATCTGGTGGTGCAGTCGGAGATGTCGCTGGAAGGCGCTATTGCACAGGCGCGGGAATTGGCTGATCGGAAGAAGGCGGCTGGATTCGATCAGACGGCGCTGGATGAGGCGGCGCGGCTGGGCTTTGCGAATGGGGCGTTTGAGGATTATGTTGATGACGCTTCGGATGTTGTTGAAGAGTTTTATCCCGCACAGGAAGATGCTGGTAACGACGACCAGCAACCTACTGCACGCAAAACCTC